CAGGTATTACATTCCAAAAAGGTGATGAATCGAGAATTAGGGATTTAATAAATTATATTAAAGATGTGACAATCTCACCTAAAAAAACTAAAAGAGGTTTTTTAAATCATATAGGACAAACTGAAAGTGGTGGACAACTTTCTACTTTTTGGAGTGCAGCCAATCAATCTGGTATCATACAAAAAGTAGGTGGTGGTAATAATGTAACATATGAATTAGGTCCGAACTACAAAGATTGGGAAGAAGGTAAAGTAGTAGCGTTTTAAATTAAAAATATATGGATAGAGGAGAACAACTAAAAATATTCGCACGTTGTTTAGGTGAACCAATTTATGCAATCGAAACTTTTTTAAAGACATTCGATTTAACTCAAGAAGGTATGGTACCTTTTAAATTGTTTCATAAACAAAAAGAAATTATAAAATCTTACGAAAAATATAATCGTAATTTAGTAACCAAACCTAGGCAGGCAGGTGTATCGACTACCACCGCAGCCTTTATTGCGGTTAAAACTGCGTTTGGTGATCCAGATAGTCCACATAAAGTATTGATATTAGCCAACAAACAAACGTTGGCACAAGAGTTCTTAAAAAAAATAAAGGAATTTCTCGATCAAATACCTTATTGGGTGTGGGGATTAGATGAGGGTACTGATTATTTAGAAATTAATTCTAAAGGACATATAAAATTAAAATCTAACGGTTGTGAAATTAGGGCATTAGCGACATCAAAAGATGCTTTAAGAGGTTTTACTCCAACATTCCTAGTTATGGATGAGGCAGCCTTTATCGATAATGGTGCAGATGTGTTTGCCGCAGCAATAGCGTCTTTAGGTACAGGTGGTAAGATTGCACTGATATCGACACCAAATGGTATGGATCCACTATATTATAAAACTTATGATGGTGCAAAAAATAAAGAAAACAACTTCAATGTAGTTGAAATGAAGTGGTATCAGGATGTTAGATACAACAGAGGATTATTTTGGGTTAGGGGTGAAAATGAAAAGATAGAATGTAAAACTTTAACTAGGACTAAATTAAGGTGGGAATATTTAGATAAAATATATGAAACCGATGAATCTACCATAGAAGATTATGAAGTTATGGTAAAGGAGGGATGGAAACCTTTATCCCCTTGGTACGAAGAGATGTCAGCGGATATGGGTGACCCAAAAAAGATTGCACAAGAACTTGATGTATCATTTATTGGTTCAGGGGGTAACGTTATAGATGATGAATTTATTTCATATCATGAGGAAAATTTTGTTAAAGACCCTGAATTCTCCGCAGAATTAGAAAAGGCTATGTGGATATGGAAGAAACCTGAGGTAGGTCATAAATATATTATGGGTGTAGACGTTAGTAGGGGGGACGGTAAAGATAGTTCCACAATAGTTATTTTAGATTTTGATAATTTAGAACAAGTTGCAGAATTTAAATATAAACTACCTCCAGATATGTTGGCAGAAGTGGTTTTTAAATATGGTAATATGTATAGTGCCTATACGATAGTAGATATCACAGGTGGAATGGGTGTTGCAACAGTTTTAAAACTGTTAGAGATGGAATATAACTTCTTACACTACGATGACCCTAAAAGTAGAAAATTGTCTGAAAAATACGCTAAAACTAAATATACAGAGGGTGATAAAGTTCCTGGATTTAGTGTAGGTAATACCAGACTACAATTAGTTTCTGAATTTGAGGAACATATTAGAGAAAATAAAACAATAATACGATCACATCGTTTAATTTCTGAGTTGAGGACTTTTGTTTATAAAAATGGTAGACCCGATCATATGGAGGGTTATCATGATGACATAATAATGGCATACGCTATGTGTATCTTTATAGTACAAACATCATTCAAAAAATTAGAGATGGTTGAAAAACAAACTAAGGCTATGTTAGAGAGTTGGGTAAACGTTAATAGTAAAACAGTTACCCCATTATTGGATGATCAGAAATATGTAAATCCATTCTATACTAACACACCAACTTATCACCCTAAACAAGGGAATGATAGTAATAACGACAATGGTGACTACAATTGGTTGTTTGGTATAAGATAGTATTTAGTTTTTTTCGATATTTATTATAATAGTAATAAAGTATAAAGATAAAAATGGCTAAAAAAACGATATTTCAACAGTTAAATGATTTATTCGGTCCTGAAGTAAAAAGGGCAGAAAATAAATCTAGATATTCTATTAATGATAAGGAACTCCTTAAAACTAAATCTAAGGAAGATTTTGAATTCGAAAAACTTAAAAGACAACAAGATTCCTATTTGTCAAATATGTGGCAAAAAGTTGATAATGAAATATATCAACACTCCATATATTATGAAACAACAAGGTTAGCATCTTATGCGGATTTTGAGGGTATGGAATTTTTCCCAGAAATTGCGGCAGCATTAGATATTATGATGGAGGAGTCAACAACTTTAAATTCGGAAAATAAAGTTTTAAATATTTTTTCTGAGAGTAGAAGAGTTAGAAGGATATTAGAAGATTTATTTTTCAATAGATTAGATATTCATACCTCATTACCAATGTGGACAAGAAACACTTGTAAATACGGTGATAATTTTTTATTCTTAAATATCGATAGTGATGAAGGTATAACAGGTGTTAAACAACTACCTAACATTGAAATTAGTAGAAAGGAAAATGAGGGGTTTGGTGATAGTTCTAATGTTTCAGATACAGATAAATTTAACCCAGTTACGTTTATTTGGGGTCAGAGAGACATAGAATTTAACGCTTGGCAAATTGCCCATTTTAGATTATTAGGTGATGATAGAAGATTACCTTATGGGACATCTATGTTAGAAAAGGCAAGAAGGATATGGAAACAATTATTATTATCTGAGGATGCGATGTTAATATATAGAGTAACTAGGGCACCCGAAAGAAGGATATTCAAAATATATGTAGGTAATATTGACGAAAAGGATGTACCTGCCTATGTTAATAAAATTGCAGATAACTTTAAAAGGAGTCCAGTAATCGATCAAAAAACAGGACAGATAGACACTAGATACAATCAAATGGCACAAGATCAAGATTACTTTATCCCTGTTAGAGATCCAAACGCACCGAGTCCAATAGATACATTGGCGGGGGCAACAAACCTATCTGAGATTGCGGATATACAATATCTTCAAAAAAAATTATTTACTGCACTTAGAGTACCTAAACCTTTCTTAGGTTTTGAGGAGGCGAATGGTGATGGTAAAAATTTAGCACTACAGGATATTAGATTTGCTAGAACTATCAATAGAATACAACAGTCAATTATACAAGAACTTAATAAAATTGCGATTGTACATTTATATATTTTAGGTTTAGAGGATGAATTAGAAAATTTCACACTTTCACTTAATAACCCATCTACACAGGCTGAGATGTTGAAGGTTGAACAAACTCAATTAAAAGTAACATTGTATAAGGATTCTGTAGCGGACGCAGGTAATGGGTTTGGTGCAATGTCTATGACTAGAGCCAAAAAAGAAATATTGGGTATGTCTGAAGAAGAGATAAGAAATGACTTAGAACAACAAAGATTAGAAAAAGCGGCAGCGGCAGAAATGGAACAAACCGCAGATGTTATTAAGAAAACAGGATTATTTGACAGAGTCGATAAACTATATGGTGACTTTGACGCATTATTATCAGGTGCAGGTGAAGCCGAAGCAGGTGCAGGTGGTGACGCAGGTGCGGCTGGTGGAGATATGGGTGCAGGTGGAGATATGGGTGCTGCAGCAGAACCAGCAGCAGAACCAGCGGCAGAACCAGCAACCACAGAATCTTTTAGAAAAGATGGTACTTTATTGACTGAGGAAAAAAGAAGAATATATGAAGAAAAAACTAAAAGATATCAAGGAATTTATTTAAGGAGACTTACTGAAAGTTTAAAGAATAATGAACACGTTTATAATTTAGACTCTGTTGAGAAGGATACAGATATATTAAATTCTAAGATCAGTGAAATGACTAAAGAAATAGATAAATTAACTAAATAAGTTTTTTTATAAAAGTTTTATATTTATTATATAAACTAACACATGAAAAATTTTGGTAATATAAAGGACACTTTTAAACAATTGATAATTGAGTCCATCATTAGTAAAGATGATAAGGGTAAAAAATTGTTTAA